CAATTCCTGTTTCTTCACCATTATCATCCTTATCTTCAAATCCAGGTAAGTCTAAATCAGCATGTACTTCGTACAGTTCAAAACGATCGTCATAACTAGCAGTAAAGCCAGTTTCTTTATCTTTCTTTTCTTGAATCTCAGTACGGAACTTTTGTGGTTCCCCAAGTTCAACATCAGTATAAAAATTAGCGCGCTGGAGTTTGATCAAATCTTGTTTAGTCTTGCGCATACGGTGTGTAACGCGGTGGCAAGAAGCAATTTCGCTAGCCCCATAAGGCAGAATAATATCTTCTGCTGGAATAAACATCGAAACCTGGCGATCAATAGACGGATCAAAGTACACCTTCTTAAACGCAGAACCAGCGGATGGCAGATTCCACAGCATACGCTCGTGCTCATTCCTGAACTCAGGCATCTTTTCTGTAAGCTGGTAATTCATGTCAGCTTCTACCCGCTGTGCCGCTTCCATCTTTTCGCGGGTCTCTTTACCGATAATCTGTGTACGGACTGGGCCCTTAGCAGGGAAAGTCTCCATAATTGTTTCTGATTGGAAACGTACTACAGCTTCGGTAATCATAGGGTGGAACACACCACAAGCGCCATCCCAAGGTTCTACACGTTCTTCAAATTTCAAACCAAGCAGCGTAATACCGTCTTTGTACATCTGTTCCCAGTCTTTGCGGGAAGCTAAGTCGTTCTCAATGTCAGAGGCCAGATCACCGGCAAGCGTTTCAAGGGCACCGGCATCAAGTTCTTCGGCTAAGTTCATATTGAACTCTTCGCTACCGTCAACTTCGTCCATCTTTTCGATATCAAGCTCAAAGCCATCGCCGTTAATATGAACCGCTTCTGGGTCTTCAATTTCAATCTCAATGTCTGGCTCGTTTTGAGTCAGTTGCTCTAGGCCTTTCGGCGCTTGGTATAAACCTTTATCTACTGGCATTTTATTTCCCTGTATATGTCTCGTGCATCAGTTTTATTAATTTTGCTGATACAGTGTGTTTCTAATCTTTCGCGAGTCAAGCGAAATTCATTTTTTTCCAACCATTCATTAATACCTTCCGTGGTATATTCCACGGGTTCTAAACCGCGTTGTTGCTCGATTTTAACCTGACGCCAGATAGCGCGGGACATTTTTTTAACTTTCCACCACCGCTGTATGAATTTAAACATTAGTAGTACGCCGCCTTTCGTCTGTATTTGTACTGCAAATCATCTTTCTCGTCGGTGTCCAAACTAATGAACCCACCTTGACGGTAACGTAATAACGCTTGGGTTGTCGTATCCACGAAGTCGTCGTGCTCGCCAACTGGAAATGACGCCAATTCTTCTATTACATCCCGGGCCCACCGCCTATCGGGCGCCCAAACCTTCCCGCTAGTAAAAAGATCAGCTACGGCATTCAAGCGAACCATCTTATCATTTCCACGGGAAGGGTTGGTCTCCTGTACTGGTATCCCCATCATCCTAAGTTCCTGGATCAACGGGGCACCTGAAGCTTTTTTCTCCACAATAAACGCATCGGGCTTCCATTCCTTGTAGTGCTTTAGCGCTACTTGTTTTAGTTCTGGAAATGCCATTCGGTCTTTAAAGGCGTCGAGTAAGATTAAATTGGGTGAGTTCCCATCCTCCTCGTTATACCAAACCCCCCACGTTGTACATGCGGAGTAGTCAGATGTTGTCTTAGTTTCAAACGCCGTATCCCAGCTTTGAATAATATACTCTACAGTAGGCGGGTCATCTTTTTCCCATATCATCCAGTCTTTTCTTCCAACAACAGCGCTCATATCGCTAGTCGGGTTCTGCATATACTGGGCATTCCAATAACGAGGATCTAGTACTGCCTTTGTAGCTTTCAGTGTTTCGAGGGGCCATTGTTCTGGCCAAAGGGATTTTTCTGCGTCTGTATCTTCGTTAAGGATAGCGGGCAGTTCTACAATCTCCCAAGGGGTCGTGTGCGGGTTTTTTATATTGTAGTCAATGATCCGCCCAGTTAAATCGAGCAAAGACCAGCGAGTCATAATTACTATGATCGCACCCCCCGGCATTAAACGTTGTAGTGGACCAGTTTGGAACCAAGACCAGGCGTTATCAAACGCTAGCCTTGAATTCGCTTTCATGTCCTGTTCAGAATGAGGGTCATCAATAACAAACAAGTCAGCGCCTCGTCCTGCCAAGGCGCCCCCGACACCAGCAGCATAATACTGCCCACCAGCAGATGTGCTCCACTTACCCGCAGCTTTTTGGTCGTCGGCAACGACCGTGTTTGGGAAGACTGCTCTGTATTCATCCGAATCAATTAAGTTCCTCACTCTCCGTCCAAAGTCTTCCGAGAGCCCCGCGGTATGCGTGGCCATAATGATTTTCTTTTCGGGGTACTGGCCTAGAAAGTATGCAGGAAACAAGTAGGATGAGAACTCTGATTTTCCCATACGTGGTGCAATATTAATAATAATGCGCTTTTTTCGCCCCTCCACAACATCCTGGAAGATTTTAGCTAGTTTGCGGTGCTGGGGCCCTATCTTAAAGCCTGGGTATACTGCTTTCGCGAACTCCAGTGGCTTATTTTGTGCCTGATTTAAGTGCGTGCGGTGCTCTTGCTCTTCTAAATCCGCTAAAAAGAGCGCCTTCTCTTCCAAACTCATGTCTTTTAGCGCTAATTGCGCGGCGAGAGCCTCTTGTGGAGTTAGAAAGTCTAGATTCATTCGTCTTTATACCGTTGCTTTTCTGCAACAACCTTAGTTTCGACGATATCTTCTACGTCAATGACGTCTGCTTTACCCATGTACTTGGATAGTTTCTCTCTGATGCGCTTTTCGAGTTCCTCATTGCTTATTTCTTTTTGGTTTACTTCTACGCGTTCGGTAAACAAGGCTACTTCCGTGACTTTTCCTAGCAACTCCAACGCTTTTAGACGTATCCGGGCATCAGGGTGGTCGGTTTCTTTGACGATCTTTGCCACGCTCATCGAACGCAACTCATTCGCCTGTTTTACAAACTCCCACTGGTATCCAGTGACCATAGCCACGGCGTTTGTGATTTCTTCAGGGACTTGTAAGTTCAGTAATTGGTTTTTTGCGTCAGGGGAGCCAGCTGTTAAAGCAGCGAATGCGTTGGCCACTTGTTGCTCTTGAGCGTTTGTTAGTATTTCTTGCTCGTCCTCTTCGGAAGAGAACTGGTTTAACCAATCTACCGTTTGCTTTTGGGCGCCAAGGGTTTGGGGGGCGTTTAGCTTTTCTAAGGGGGTAAAGTTGTCCACACCAGACTCGATGTCTGGGACAAAATCTGCAGCTGAGGCTGAGACCAAATGCTCTAAAAGCAAACTAACTACCTCCTTGGTTGCGCTGGGGTGAGCGAATGTTGGAAGTATACAACGTTTTTGTTTTTTATGTTACTATTCTTTTGCGTGTGGCTTTTTCTCCTTCGTTTGAGCTATGCGCAAATCTCCTTTGTTGTGATGGTTTGGCCCCCGGACTTAAAACCCCCGGGGGTTTTTTTTTACTTAGCTTTTAGCATCTTGATTGTGTCAATCGTAACGTCTAGCCAAAAGTGGTATGCGTCTTTAATTGCTTTCTCAGTTTGCTGGTAAGTTTTGTTTAGCTCGAGGGGTTTAAAAAAATCGTACATGGTAGGTCCTTTGTAAATTGTGGGAAACATTTTTCCCGGTTTGTGTAGTTTATTACACATTTTGTTGCAGTGCAACATTTGTCTAGGGAGTTTTTATAAAGTTTTTCCCTGTTTTTGTTGTTTATTTAGTTTTACTGGGAAACTGGGGGTGTAAATACTTTTTCTTACATTTGCGCACTTTTCTTTACAATCCGGCGTTTTTGTAAAGTTTTTTATACCTATGGGTGTCAATTGGGCGCGGGGTTTTATACCTATAGGTACCAACTGGGAAACTGGGGATGTCACATGTTTGGTCAAATATTAGACATGGAAGTGCATGAATTTTTAATAAAATTTTGCTGTAAGTTGTTGATTTTATACAAGATTTGACATTTTTTAGCTGTGCGGCTAAGGAACAATGATCTAGTGACCATGTCACCACTCCCTCCAACAGGGTTGATACCCCCCTAGTGGGGTCGCCATACAGCTACTACGAAGGGGGGAATAGACCCTAAAGCTATACTGTTTACATGGACAGATTGCTGTCCAACAGTTGCCAAGCCTGTCTGCTTGGCTTTTTATATTGGAGTTACACATCATGGCTACATTAGCTAAAGCAGTTACATACATCAACGCACCAAAAGGTAGCAACATCACTTACGACCAATTCGCTTTTGGTATTGGTACACAAGCTCGTATCACACTTGAGGAGTCGGAGGTATGGCACAAGCAATACATCAAGGAAGATAAGGAAGCTCAGAAGGCTTGGGCTTACGAGTGGAGAGTGAACTATCTCATGGGGTTCTTGCAAGTAAGTAGCAAGGAAGCGGACAGGATCCTGTCCCAGTCGAGAGATGAGAGAAAGCCTGACCATCAGAAGGCTTACAAGCGAGCCAACTCACAGTTCGTGTATCACATTGTTAGACCTGAGCAAGCCACATCGTTCAAGCAAGTCAAGGTAACAGTTGATAAGGTAGTCGAGTTGTTCGAGCAGTTGAGTAAAGCCGAGCAAGCCAAGTTCATGCGGATTATCAAGTAAGCGTGACAGCGAGGCTTCATCGCAGTTTAATTTTCTGTCTAATCAAGGAGTAACCATGCACTTAACCAAAGCGCAACAACTAGCCATGCACCAAATGGTCAGGCAACAACGGGACAGGATTCTGTCCGATACCAAACCCAAACCTGACCTGTATAAGCCCATCACTATGGGCGAGGTGTTTATGACCTTTAACCGCAACACCTACAAACAAGGGAAATACGAATGAAAAAGCCGATTAAACCAACAGCACCTGTGTTCGCACAGGTAGATCTAACCGACCAAGAAATAGCCTACATAGTGCTGGCATTGCGTAATGACGAAGACGCAAACCCCGAAGTCATAACCCCACTCATGGCTAAGCTAGGCTGTTATCTAGCAGGCGGTATGTTATGAGTAACATGAAGCGAGTAGTAGAGGACATAATCCAGCTATATCGGGAAGGCTACACAATCCTGTCGATAGCCCGTGAACTCAAGCTAAGCATGAAAGAAGTAACCGATGTTGTATGTAATTACATAACCCCAACCAAAGAAGGAGAATTACTATGAAATCAATCACCCTCAAACCAAACGCTGTATACAAACAGATCCTAGCCCAAGGCACACTAGGTAAGCGTAGTAATGTATGGGTCGTGTGCCAAAAGAAAGGCGATGAAGTAGGCGAGATAGTAAGAAAGCCATATCAGTCTTTAGCCCGAGCCACAACAGCATGGCGTAAACGAATTGAGAAGCACGGCAAGGACTCAGGCTGGGTAGTCATCACCTCCGATGCGTTAGCTTCTTGTGGCTTCATCTGGCTGTAATGAGAGGGGTTTGGGACAGGTTTCTGTCCCGTTATGCACCATAATAATGCACTTGGTAATTGTCTACTTTATCTCGCAGGTGGACACTACCTTGACGCCCGCAACCCTTTTGTTTATGTGCGTCTACCACATTCCCAGCACACCTATATATATAAATACTAAATTCTAAATATATATATATAAGGGTAAATAAGTGGGACTGTTTATTTGTGTCTTACTTTCTTAGTCCTTAAGTTGCTGGAAATCCGTAGACATCTGTGACAGCATAAGGAAAAAGCGTAGTAGTATAAGGCTCAAACACATGACAACTACTGTGGACAACATAGGTATAATTACTGGACATTAGTAGACTTTTATGGCTAAACGGGACAGAAACCTGCCCTTGCTTCATTAAAACGGAAACAAACCACATGAAAAAACTAACCAAGCAAGCACAACTAACTTGTGCGAAATGCGGGGAAACAAGAGAGCGAGCTGAGTTTAAAAGACGCATGACTGCAGAAGAATATTCAAACGCCCTAAACAGGCGGGTTGAAACAGGAACTACGGTCATCAGCTCTTTGTGCAAACAATGCCAACCCAAACGCAAACCGAGGGCTAAGCTCACCCTCAAAGAACTACGCAACAAGATAACAAATAAACGCATCAACCCCTACCTAGGGGAACAACTAATACACCAAAAAAGAAAGGACATCAACGATAAGCGAAAGCGAGTGATGAAAGAGAGGTGGCAAAAAGAAAAGGGTAAGGAACGAGAAGCACTAAAAACCACCCTAGATAAAGAAGTAAACCTAGCTAAGAACAGATACCACGCCTACTTCAGACGGACAGAAACCTGCCCCATAAAACAAACAAGACAGACCAAGTGGAATACGGAAGACGAAAGACTTAATTTAGTTAGGGAGAGACACTCTCACTTGGCGGTTTTAGAAACGCAGTATAGATTGATGAAAGAAAGGAGAGTAGAGAAGTTAAATGAATACGACCAGCAACACAAGTAAACAACCACTAACAAAGGAGGAATAAACCATGCCTAATGGTGAAAGCAGAGAAGGGCTGGAAGATGTGTATGAGCAAGAAAGGGGGTATCTTATTAGACGTCAATCAGTTGAAGAGATGATTGCAGAAATGCGAGATAGGGTAGCACCACGCTTGCACGCCCCACCACCCCCAACAACAGACCCAAGACTACCCGTCTTCCGAGAACCCCAAACCCCTGAACCACGCTTCAAAATACCCAAGGGGTTCACACCCTTGCACCCACTCACGGGTGCTACATTAGAGCCCGATGAAAAGCCTGAGCACTTACTACGCACAGATAGGGTTAGGTATGTCTTGCGGGGTGGGGAGAGAGGTAGTAGTTTGGTGTCCCACTTATGGTGGGGTGATTCTCCGAGTCAAAACAGTTCGATAGTCGCATATAAGAAGCTCAAGAAAGAGAGTCCTTGGGTGGATTGGGGTAACTTGCACCGCCTTATCGACTTAAGGGATCGACCAATAGTCGAAGTGCCTGACATAGCCCGCCTAAATAGCACCCTTACCACACCTGAATTAGTAGTGTGGCTAAGGGATTTTAATAGACCCGTGGGCTATGTGCGTAGGGCAGATGCTTGGGACTGGGGTTTAGATGGCACGGGCAACGACATAATGCGGTATCGACTAGCGGGAGAAGAAGATGAAAGTATTACAAGGATTTGATTTGTACAGCAGGATTGCCCTGTTGTTTTGTAGTTTATTCATAGGGGCACAAGTAGTTAGGTATGTAGTAGGTTTGATTATTAAATAGGTTGGGACAGGTTTCTGTCCAATGACTTCGGTCATCAGTTATTACACAAACGAAAGGAAATACAGTTATGCCAACAGTTACATATACAGTTGCACAGGTAGAAGCAGTCCGTCTTCGCAAAGCAAGCCTGCCCGATGGTAAGCATGATGTGTTG